TGTTGAACAACAGACAAGCAGGGTATTTATAGCTGACTCATCAGCAAGCGAAAAAATATATGACGGCACGGGAAAGGTAAACTTATTTTTAGATGAGTGTATTTCTATTTCAAAGCTAACGATAGATAGTGATGTAATTAGTTCAGATTATTACTACCTATATCCTGCTAACGAATTACCGATTACAAGAATAAAGTTGAGTTCTGATTCTTCTTTATCATTTACCCAAGATGAACAAAATATCAAGGTAGAAGCAAAGTGGGGATATTCTGAAGTTTGCCCTTCAGATATTTCACTTGCCACAGTTGTTTTGGTAGCGGGGATCATAAACTTTTCAGGAGAAATGGGAGGAGAGGTAAAAGCGGAAAAGATAGGAGATTATAATATTACATATAAAGACAAAACAGCTTGGGCGGATTTTGAGAGAGCAAAAGATATTATAAAAAAGTATAAAAAAATTGTAATATGAAAACCAATAAAACTATTACGATTACAAGATTGGTAGCAGAAGTTGCTAATCCGAACATTAAGTCTTGGACAAGTTTAGGGAGTTTTGGTGTAATGTTTCTACCGTTAAACGATGAAATGAAGCAGATAGCGGCTGCACAGGGTGTCATAGGTAAAGCATATAGATTGTTTGCAGGAGTATCAGAAGATATACAAGAAACGGATCGGGTGACTATTGATAGCACAGAGTATGATGTAAGGGGAATTAAGAAATATGAGGGTAGTCAAGTTGTAGATCATCTTGAGATATTAATTGAAGAAAGAAAAACATAATGCCAAAACCATTTACTATAAAAATAGAGGGCTTAAAGGAATTAGAAGCAGCTTTCAAGCGTTCACCGAATATAGTGAGAAGCCAGATTGAAAAGGCAATAATGTTATCAGTTGCCATAGTAAATAGAAATGCAAAGTTAGAAGCACCAGTTGGCAAGACAGGAATGTTAAAATCTGGGATACACAGTATAATAAATCCATTCAGAGGAAGGGTTGAATCAACGGTTAACTATGGGATTTTTGTTCACGAAGGAACAAAGGCTCATATAATAAGACCAATAAATAAGAAAGCGTTATATTGGAAGGGTGCGGCTCACCCAGTTAAAGTAGTTCATCACCCTGGAACAAGAGCCAATCCATTTATGAAAAGGGGTGCAAAAAGGTCGGAGATTCAAGTAGGGGTAATGTTCCAAAGAGCAATTAATAATGTAACGAAGCAATTAGCAAAATGACAGGAAACACAATTTTAAGACAAGCTATAATAGATAAAGTAAACGCAAAAATAACAGACGGAACGATAACTCATATAGGAGAGGCATATTGGAGTCCATCGGATATTGATAAAATGCCTGCTGCGGTTATTATGCCAGAAGCATTAGAAAGTAGTTATCAGAATACAGCAGGTGGCAGACATAGGATATTTGTATTTAGGGTTTATGTCTTAAAAGGAGTTGAAGGAGAAACAGAAACTGATGTTGAGAAATTATTGAGTTACGCTTTGGACGAATTAATAGAAGTGTTTGACAAACAAGATAGTTTAGTGGTCGATGGACTATTACACATTCAACCTACTCCATCTGTATGGGATTGGTGCGAGTATGGAGGAGGAGAAGCGAGAATTGCGACAATGACATTGTCGTGTGATGTGATTGTAGAAACAACATAATTAACTAAGGTAAAAAAATGCCAGAACCAATAAGAAGAAAGTTAAGGGTGGAAGTGGCTCAAGATACACCTGAAAAAACAAAAGAGCCAGAGAAAAAAGTGCCAGAAAAAGATTTGCCTATCTGGAACTTTCCATTAAAGCAAAGGTCGGTGCAGGCTAAAAACCTGCAAGAAGCAGAGAAAAAAATTAAAACTAAGAAATAATTATGGCTTATATAAGAGGAGAAGATATAAATATCGGAGTTGGCACAGAGAATCCAGCTGCAAGAGGAACTTTCGTTACTCCGCAATCTTGGATCCCTGGACGAACTCCAACAGGCATAAAGCCAATAATAGAAAAGGTTGAGATAAAAGAAACCAGAGCAAGTGGAATTGATACGCAAGGTTCAGAGATAATTCAGAAAAGAGCAGAAGGAGATTTAGAGTTTAACATTAGATGTGGATCATTTGGTTATCTATTGAAAAGTTGGCTTGGAAAAACAACTCCAAGTGTCGTGGAAGCTGCTGCGGTTTGGTCTCATTTGTTTGAGGTTTTACCACAAAATCCAGAACACCCCTCATTGAGTTTAGGATTATCACAACCAAACTCACAGGATTACGAATATAGTTTAGCTCTTGTCAAGAGTTTGGAGATAAGAACACCAGTAGATGACTTAGTGAATGCGACAGCAGGATTTGTAGCTTCAAAAGAAGACGAAAAAGCTGGTGCTGCGTTTACTGTTGCGTTTGGTTCTACTGATTACATTTTCAGACATCAAGATGTGAGTATAAAATTTGCTGACGCTGCTGCGAGTTGGGCTTTAACTAAAACAGCTTTGACATCAGCTGCTTGTCTAAGTTTGAAAGAGTTTAGTTTTTCAGGAGATAACGGTGCAAGAGTTAATCAAAACATCGGAGAATTGAATCCAGGTAATGTTTTGGCTCTTTTGCAGAGTTTGAAAGTCACGATGAAAGCTGACTTTATTGATAATTTAGACCAGACAATCGGAAGCACAGCTGCGACTTCCTATAAGACAACTACTGGAATAGACGAGGGTGCAACTCACAGGCAAGAATTTACTCCAACAAAGAAGTATCAGACAAAGGTTGTGTTCAAGGTTGTAGCAAAGGGAACTGGAGATTGGACTATCTTAGTTCACGATTCAACTAACACTTTAATGGCTTCAGAAACTATTGCGAATGCAGATATATCCGTAGGATACAATACCGCTATATTGCCTTGGGAGTGGACTACTGGAGTATATCATATCCATATCACTACAACCGTTGCTGACGGAGAAGTTGATACTGACGATGTTGATGATTTAGAGGGTGCAGAAATGAGTTTTTACTACAAGAGTGAAAGAGAACTTTACACAGGAGGAGATTACAAAGCAATGAGAATAGAAATGGAAAGAACTGATATACAAATTGGAACTAATCCAACTCAACATCCAAAACTTACTATTGATTTACCAAAGGTAAGCGTTGAGGATTGGACTCCTGAAAGACCGCTTGATGATATAGCGACTGAAGGAATAGAGATTAAGGTTCACTATGATGATGGCAGTCCAGCGAGGGCGATTGAAATTACTCTAGTCAATGAAATAGAGAAATACGACCACGCATAAAAAAATTAACTAAGGTATTATGCCACAATTACAAGACACAAGAAAAACCTTAATACTCTCTATTGATTCAATAGAGAGTAGCGAGGTTACATTAAAAGACGGATTACTGGCTGGTGATTTGAGTTTTGTTTATGGAAGCGATGTCACGAATGATGTTGAAAGGGCTTTAAGGGCTTTAAGTAAAATGATAGTTGAATGGAATCTAACAGACAAAGATGAAAAGAAGTTGCCTATCACATTGGAAAATATCAAAAAACTTGATATTAAAGATATAGATAAATTATTAGCAGCGACTTCATTTGGAGAAGGAGAATTGGATAAAAAAAAAGAGAAAAACTTAGAGAACTAAGAGCAGTTATCTGTTTAAGAATGAATTGGACAGAGCAAGAATATAATTCTCAAAGAGCCGAGTTCGTTTGGTTTTTACTTGATGAGATAAGAAAAGAACGCATTAAAAAATAGTTATTATGGCTTTTGGTGCAAATACAAATCTATCCGTTATAATAACCGCCATTGATAAAGCGTCAGGAACTCTTAGCAAGGTAGGAAATAACTTTGCTAAAACTGGTGCTAAGATGAAAAGCATAGGCAAGTCAATGACAATGGGATTGACTTTGCCTATTGCAGCGGTAGGAGTTGCTGCTACAAAAATGGGGTTGGATTTTAGCAAAGGGATTGAATATGCGAATACAATGCTTAAACTTCAAGGAGATGAATTGGCTAAGTTTAAGTCAGGTATTTTAGATTTAAGTGATAAATATGGAAAGTCAGCAGATGATATAGCAAGAGCAGCTTATTCTGTGAGTTCGGTTTTGCACACAACTGGAAAAGAAACAATTACTATTTTAGATGCAATAACTCAAGCGTCTAAGGCAGGAAAGATTACAACGGAAGCAGCAGGAAATGCAGTCATTAGAATGATGAGTATTTATGAGGTTGAAGCAGAGGACACAATGAAAATGGTTGATACATTATCAGCTACTGTAAAGGCAGGTAATGCTAACTGGCAGGATATGGCGTCTATATTGCCAACTGTATCAGGATTAGCGAAACCATTAGGAATTAGTTTAGAGGAAGTAGCGGCTGCTTTTGCTGCTACTTCTGCTAAGGCAGGAAGTAGTGCAGAAGCAGGAACAGCATTGAGAGGAGTTTTCACCGGACTAATGAAACCATCGGAGGAAATGAAAAAAGCTATAAAAGAACTTGGTTATGATAATGCTCAGTTAGCATTAAAGTCCATAGGATTAAAAGGAGTTCTTGCAGGACTTGGAAAAGAATACGGAGGCAATGCAGAAGCGATTGGTAAATTATTTCCTAACATTAGAGGTATAACTGGTGCTGTTGCCTTGTTTGCTAACGAAGGGAAGGATTTAGCGGAGTCAATGGATATGGTTTATGATTCAGTAGGAGAAACACAGGCACAGATAGAAGCAGGGCAAGGATCGGCTGAGAATTTTGCTGACGCAATGAATAGATTAAGAAACGCAGGGATAAGATTGTTCACTACGATAGAGCCATATTTATCAAAGATAGTCAAGTCGTTGTCAAACCTGGCAAAAAAGTTTAGCGATTTATCTCCAGCAACTAAAAAGATTATTGTAATTGTAGCAGGATTAGTAGCGGCTTTGGGTCCACTATTGATGATATTAGGTTCAATATCAATGGCGTTGCCATTATTAGGACCAATGTTTGCTGGGTTGACTATTTCAATAGCGGCTACAGTAGCGGCTGTAATTGCTGTGATTGGTTTATTAATCGGAGTTTTTGTTTATGCTTGGAAACATTGGAGTGAAATATGCGAGGGTTGGAAAATAGTGACAGAAGCTCTTGGAGATAAAATCTATAATATATTTACTTCAATAGGAGATTTTTTTGTAAGAATATGGGAAGGAATTAAAGGAATCTTTTTTGGTGCTTTAGAGTTTATAAAAAACATATTCCTTAATTGGACTGTTCCTGGCTTAATAATCGGTC